CGCGCGACTTGCGTCGGTGGCCCAAGCGCATGAAGCGGGGTAATAAATTTCCATTCGAAGTTACTGAATTTATGGATGTGGACTAATCGATGGCTGAAGACGGCACTAGCAAAACTCTGACTCGAGAGTTTCTATTCGAACGCGACCTACGCATGTTCAAAATGCGTCAAGGCGGCGTCGCCATCAACGAAATTGGTCGACGTTTCGGCGTTTCAACTTCCGTCGTTTCAAAGGCGATCGGTCGCCAGTTGGAACGCATGAACAAAGAAGCCCTTATGGCCTATCCGGAAGTTCTCCGGATGGAGCTAGAGCGTCTGGATGCTCTCCAGGCCGCCATATGGCCCCTCACGCAACATCGCCGGGTATCGCTGGACGATGGGACCGAAATCGATGTGGAGCCCGACATGAAGGCCACCCAGCAGGTGCTTGGCATTATGGACCGACGCTCAAAGCTGCTTGGAATGGAAAACAACAACGTTTCCATTTCAATGGACGTGTCCTCAAATCTCGCGGAACCCATCCGTGTGTCAATGCTCGGTGACGATACCGAACCCCTCAGTAACTTCTCGCCCGAAAGCGAGGCCCGTGAATTGTTACAATTGATGGCGAATAGTGGGGTTTTGCCCGAAGAAGAAGTCAATAAGATGTTGGGAAAAAATGAAGATTCACACCTGACACTTGTAGAAGATGACGAAATAGTAGAAGCTGAGATTGTGGACGTGCCCCTGGAACCGACAGACAACACCTAGACTCACTCAGTATGAGTGATACAGATATGAGCCAAGACGATCTAACGGAAGCCCTTGCAGCCATGGATGAAATCTTCGAAGATCCCACCTACACGGGAGATGAAGAGAGCGAAGAGATCCTCGGTGACCCAGGTAACAAGAAAGACCGGGATGCCCCCGTCGAGGCCCAGGAAGAAGTCGCCGCCGTTGTCACACAACCCCCCACAGGGGACGCGCCTTCTCCCACTGGCAGGTTCCAACCATCCTTTAGCGATTCGACCCCCATTGGCGAGGCTCCGGCTCCTGTTGACAACGTCGAAGCCGCCATGGATAAACTCGCAGAGACCCTCGAACCCAAAGTATCCACAAGCATCAGCGACGATGACGGTCCTGCCGACAAACAGGTCTTGATCCGCTCGACATCTCGCGACCATGAGCGCTGGAAGTTGGCAGCCGAACGCGAAGGCACGTCGCTTTCTGCGTTTATTCGCGAGCTAGTTAACTCCAGCGTGAGTGAAATCTTGGATTGCTCTCACCCCATGGAGTTCAGGCAAACTTACCCTTGGTCTGAAAGCTGCCTAAAGTGCGGAACACGCCTCCGAGATGGCGGAGATAACAGCCCCAATTCGGCCGCTGGCCGTCGTGGCTGAACTTAGACCCGCCGAAAAGTATGCTCTCTGTCTCGAATGCGATCGGTTTAAGCGATTCACTAAACGCTGTAGCGAATGCGGGTGCTTTATGCCCCTGAAGATTCGGGTCCCGGGCCTACACTGCCCCATCGGAAAGTGGTGAAGTCCTCATGCAAGGCTTTGTTCTAGAAGGCTACGACTACCAATCTATTCTTAATAAGGTAGAGGACTTAGCTGAGCTTTGGTACGAACACGGATTGTTGTGTTTCCGTGAAGCGCACCTGTCTCCCACGGAACTAGCTCACGTCATGGTGGAAATCGGTAAAGTCAAAAACCATTTCGTGGTGAACGGCTATGAAGAACCTGGAAGCCCACGCGATCTGGCCGGACATCAATGGTGGGTCGATGATGATGAAGTGGTTGTCGAATCTCCGCCACCGGTGTGGACGGGGTTTGCAACCAGATATGGGCAAGTACACGTCGAGCCCCATACGGCTTCCTTCGAACGGCACCTATCTACACCCCCTGTCGACATCGGTCATAACCCTCAAATTTTTTACACCGAGGGACACCCCGACGCCCAGTGGTTGGTAAACAACAAGGACGGAAAGACGCTCAAATGCCCTATTCTGGCCTGGCACACGGAGAATCCACACTGGTTCTACCCCCAAGCCTGTTCTGCCTTTACGATGCCGTGGAAAACCTGCCCCGCAGACCAGGGGGAAACGGGGTTTGTCAACTATGCCCACCTATATGACTCTCTACCCGATCACCTTCAAGACCTCGCTCGTACCGAGCCTGCGTTCATAAAGTTTCCAAGCGCTGCAAGAATGGATGGCCATATAGTGGCCTCTGAAGAGATATGCGCCACGGTTAGAGCGCTACCTCCTGAATTGAGACTCGACCGACCCGATGAACCTCCTCCGCCGGGAGCGCTGCCAGTGCGACCGATGGCTGTGCAACATCCCATTACCGGAGAATATGCAATCAGGCATCAGCCCGGGCAACCGACCGGTTTTTTGAATCCGGACATCGCAGAGAACGACTTTGTGGAACTCAAGCAGGCCATCGTAGATTTCACCTACGACGAAGATAACCAGTTCTGGTGGCAATGGACAGTCGGGGATTTCCTACTTGTTGATTTTGCGATGATGGCTCACTGCGTTAGTCCCTACCCCATAGGGACACGATCCATGATGGGATGCCACGGCTACACGCCGGGTAAAACGCTGCCCGCTTACCACGGGTCGAACGAGACCACCGACTACGCGTAAGCGTCGTTCCCTTATTTGACCGGACACGCCCCGCCACTGCATTCGTCGAGATCAAGCTCGTGGTTTCCATTCTCGTGAGTCAGTTCAACCGAAAAGTCGATCTTTCCATACGCCTTGTCATACTCTTCTTCGGTGATTTCCTCGTAAGGCGGCAGGGGGAAGTTGTGGTCGCTGTGCAGGAGGAAAGAAACCGACTTGATGGACTTGGTGTAATTGGTTTTTAGCCATGCCTGGATTTCCTTGAGTTCCTCCTTCTGGTAATAGACGGTTACCGATACGGCGTTATCCGCCCATTCGGTTTGCATCCGCTTGACCCATTCCAGTTGTTCAATCGCGGTGAGTTCGGAAGCCAAAGTTGCGTGTTCTGGGGACTTGCAGGGGAATTCAACGACGTATGAGGTGTGGTCTTCCCGACCGTCGAGCCCAACGTCATACTGGACCTTGTAACCGCGCTTGCGACAGGTATCTACAAGGGGATCTGTTGAACGGAACCGAACACGCCTGATGTAGAACTTGGCGTATGAGGGGTGTACGCCTGGTGTAACCCCCGGGAGTAGAGACAACGTCCCTGAGGGTTGAATCGTCGTCAATCTGACCGACCGGGGGAGCCCCATCTTCTCCGATTCGTTCTTATCCAAATCATCCAGAAATTCGTAGATCATCGGCAGCCATTTCAACTGCTGTTCGGAACATTGCAGCACGCCAGTAATCGACTGTCCCAGCCTGGCGTTCTTTCGAACCACGTTTGTGGTTTTTTCGAATGGGTAGTCCAGCTGCGTAACCATCTTCTGGGTTTTGTACAGAAGTTGAGAAATCTCTAGTGCTTCCTTCAGGGATTCAATGTTCGGGAGAAAAATCGTCGCAAGATTGCAGCTTTCCCCATCCCCAAGCGCTATCTCGGCGCAGGGGTTAAATCCTTCAACGCTATTATCTACTTTGCTCTCCCCGAGCCTGCCAACCTTCCGAGCCAGCTTGCGATTGACAAGCCCATACGGTTCCCCACTTCCGTCATACCCTTTCCAAAGCTCGGGCATGATCTCATCAAACGAATCGGCATAAATCGAGTTATTGCTACTTGACCGCCAAGCTGGGACATTGCCCGTTCCCCAGTTTTTGGCACGCAAGAAAAGCATGTCGTCAGGATCCCCGATGGCAATCTGAGCTGACCTGCGTGAGGACCCCGAAACAACGATCCTTCCAATAATGTTGCAGATGTCGAGCACATCGACACTCCGGACCTTCTTGCCAACCCGGTTGTCCAGGACACCACAGATGTCTTTCAACCCGTCGATCAAAGCCCCCGGCCCAGAAGCGGTACCACCGAAAGTTTTGAGTTTGGCTCCGAACTCGCGAACCAGGATCGTCGAATAGCTGAAAGATTTGCCGGTTTCAAAGTATGACTTAAGAACCGCATGCAGCATCCGAGACCATCCATGCCGTGAGTCGGGCACGATGATGTCAGCGTCGTTGGTGCGCTCGTGGGTGATCTCAACACCGACTTTGACTTTGGGAAGGTCGTGAATCTTGGCTCTTTCGACCGAATAGCCAACGCCACCACCGAGCATGAGCATGTCGAACAGGAATTCGAAGTCCTCGATAGTCTCAATGTTCGTGTAATAACAGTTATTCAAACTCGCACCGTTGAGTGTTCTAACCAACGGGGTGCCTAGCTGCCAGAGAGCCCGCCCTGAAAACGAACACTTCAGGTTGAACATTAAATCGAAAAGACGCTCTACTTCGCGTTTTGTGTAATGAACACCAATGTCTTCAGCACCATTGATAACTCGCTGAAGGGTTTCTGGCCAGGTCTCGACCGTGCCGTCCCCTTTCGAACGACTGTAGGTACGGAGAAACACGATTTCTCCCATGCCTCCAAATCCCCATGGGGGCTTCTTGTCAGCATAGGTGTCTACGAATTCTTGGGTCAGCAGGGTCATCGGGAATCTTCTGTCGGGATTGAAATTGAGTGCGGCCTACTGAGTGTAGCGAATCAGAAATTACTGAAACCGTTAAATCAATCCCAAGTTTTTGGCTTCTTCCAAGGGTATGTGTCGCCCCTTGGCATACTTGATAACCGTGACAGTTATGCCACCCGCGATCTGACGTTCTTCCGTGATGTCCTCTTCAACCAGATACGTCTGAGTCTCATTCAGAGAAGCTATTGAGTTCCATCCAGAAATGTGATCGGGTGGCTGCGGACCATCTACCCCAGTGCAATTGCCGCTCGGGTGGCCACAAACCGGACAAGCCATCGGCCCAGCATGAAGCACGTCGATCTCGTAAGGTCCGACCTTCATCTTCTCGGACATGCGCGATTCATAAACGCTGTCTGGGGGGTATCCAACCATGCCCCAATGGTACTACTTGACTCGATCCGCCTCGGCGTCGATCTTCATGTTGCAGAAATTGCAGTGACCCTCATAGGCAGCCAGGGCGCTACCGCCCATGAAGTGCCTTACACACTCGGAGCATTTATACATGGAATCCTTAGGATACTTCAAGGTCGTTCCAGAGTTGGCCATTATCTGTTCCTCCCCAACAAGACTTTGACGGATTCCAATGATGTTCTCCACTGCCGTAGAACAACCACGCAGCGACAGCCACATTTGGCTCAGTGTCGAAAATGTCGTAGCCGTGCCATCCAGCCAGTTCGCTTCTTTGAAGCCAGAACTTGCTTAGGTGTTGAAACCACCCGACAGCCAGGGCATGACTCACAGCATTTGAGTATGTGTCTGTGGGTTTAGCACTCGATTCGCAATAGGCGACCTTGAGAGCCCATTCCCGATCCACAGGCAGGAAATAGATATCGACCAACTGCTGCAACGAGGGTGGTTCGTCCCAGTTGGCCCAATTGTGCTGCCACTCCATTTCTGGATCAATGGTTTCGATATACCAAGTACCCCGATCGAAGAAGTGACGTTGCGCCACCTGTGGGGAACCGAACCACTCCATGTGGGCCTTGCGTGTATCCGGGCCGTAAATCCCGTCCACGAACCTCAGACCCAGTAGCCGCTGGAGTTCAACAATGTGAGAGCCCTTCTCATAGAAGCCGTACTGGTTGTCGATGAGAAAAGGAATCGGTCTGGCTTCAGCAGTCTCTTCAACCGCATAGGCAGACTTCGTTGGCACCGTCGTTGTGGTGGTAGGGGCAAACGTGATCGTGGGCCGGGTGGGGATCGAACCCACGACCTGCGGATTAAGAGTCCGTTGCTCTGCCAGCTGAGCTACCGGCCCCTTGGTTGTTTCTGTCCCAGGTGACTCAACCTTCGTGTCCAAACTCCAGCCCGCACTCAGCGCGAAAAGAGTGACGACGCTTACACCGATCAAGTTCCACAGAAACGGATGTCGTTGTCTGGTAAACCGTCCCCTGTAGCTCATCGGGTCTCCTACAGTTCTTCGGCAACCAAATATTCCTCAGACGTAGCGGCGAGAAATTCGTCGATGTCTTGAAGTTTAAAGGTTGCAGTAATAGTGCCGTCGTCGGCAACTCCGGTAATAGTGAGAGTCATGGAACTAAGAATAAGGTCGGAAAGCTCTTCTGCATCATTGCACTGCTGGACGTATTCCGCATCCGGAATATCCCCAGAGTCTTCGTCTACGCCAACATCCGTGATGAAAGCGAGGACCATTTCAGCATGATGTCTCATTACAGATAACCGCTGGTCAGCGAACTTTTTAGGCATGATTATCCTGCGTCCCATAGGTGATCGAGTCCTCCGACCATACCACCCTGCCTCAAAAACTCCACAGCTGTGGATAGTCGGAAGTGGTATTTGCCGGGCGTTCCCTGTGGGTAGCGCTCTTCGAGAAGCATGAGTGTTTCCATGAAAGGCCACCCGTCGTATTCCGCATTCCACAAGTCGTAACCGGAAGACAGCCCAATGGAGGGAGCCGTATCGGGAAGGTCGATGCTTTGGACCGGTTCCGGTTCTGACTCCAACTGTGGTTCGGGTGAGAGTTGCAGCGGGATCGTAGTGGTAGCTGGAGCAGCCGTCGTCGTTGTAGCCGGTGCGACTGTCGTAGTTGTCGTGGCCGGAGCTACCGTCGTCGTTGTCGCGGGAAGATTCGAAACCCACACGCCGTCTTCGTTGATCTCCATGACCGGTATGGAGTACCCGTAGTTGCCCATGCAGAGCGACTGCCAGACAGTCCACGATGGGGTCATCGGGTTCGCCGCAGCCCAGTAGGGATCGTTGAACCGGCGGATGGTCATGTTGGCGTCCAGAATCCACTCGGGCACCAAGCCCGAACTGAACATCAACGCTTCGATCTCTGGGTAGTTGCCGTTGGCCCAATCATCAATGGACAGAATCTGCCCGTCGGTCAGACCGCCAGCCCAGTTGTCCCACGCCGGGATAGTCCCATCCTCTTGGACGTTTGTGCCCTTGCCCCCGTGGAGCGCCTCGTAATAGCGGAACACCACACCGGGCGGGATTGTGCCATCAGCCTCCATCGTGGTGATGTGAGCCGCCCACTCGTCGTAGGTCATGTGGACGAACCCGTACTCCGTGCTGCAGGGAGAGTAGATCGTGTCGTGAGTGGCGCTCGCTGGCACGATCGACGCCACGGTGAAAGCCAGGGCCGTCAAGACCAGGAACGTTAGAATTAGTAGTGAACGCTTTTTTAGCATGGGCATAACCATACTGGGATACGACGAAAAATCGCAACCTTGTTAGAACTCTTGAACGTTGAACCCGTTTTCCATCAGGATTCCCGTCACCCTGTCCAAGTCTTCGCCCATGACGGCTGGTTCTACCGATTCTGAAAGGCATTCAGCTATCGTTCCGGGGATCTTCACATTCTTGACGATATCTCCGACGCCCCTCTCGAAGCCCAAAGCGTCCCCCCAGATAACATGCCTTCCCAGCAAATACTGATAAGGAACGCTAACTAGCGTGGCAACTGGTTGACCAAAGCGATCCATCTCAACATGAGTCGCCGTCAGCACCTCCTCGACGGACGAAGCTTTGTCGGTAAAGGCTTCTTCGAGCTCTTTCCCCCGCAACAATTCAGGCACTTTGGCTTGATAGCCCTCCGCCACCAAAGTGATTGAGTCGCACTGCCAATATCGCCGCATGGCACCCAACGCATTGGCGCATTTCTGGAGACGAAGCCCTGGAGGTTGCTTCATGTCCTCTTTTGAACACTGAATCACTAAAAGCAGTTCATCCTCGCACCAACCAAAAAAATTAAACGGAAGATCCTCGCCAACTCCAAGCTCCTCTACGAGACCTTCTTTCGCTTTTTGTGCAGCGGTCATCGAAAGAGCTACCTTGGCATAGGTATCCTGATAGGTGTCCATTGTTGGCTAGACTACACAACGACAGAGTGTCCATACAGAAAGGCCCGCTGTGGCCGAGAAGAAGAAACCAGTTGCGAAGAAAGCTTCGGCTAAGAAGCCTGCCGCCAAAAAGCCTGCGGCAAAGAAAACTCCCCCCAAGACGAGTTCAAAGCCTGGGACGAGAGCCACTACGAAGCCGCGCAATCCGGCCACAAAGGCTCGAGAAGCGGCTGAGCCGAAAACAGAGAAAAAGCCCTACGCTCCGAAGCCTCCACCCAAAAAGAAAAAAAGTCCTGTAGCGGAACTGCTCAAGGACGCCCCACCTCCACCAAAACCAGTCGTCGTAAAGAAACGAAGCTTTCTCTCACGCGTGTTTGGGCGTCGCCGATGAGCACCCTGGTTCATGAGACATTCGAGGATGGTTGGCAGAACTCGTGGAAAGGGGACATCAAAAACGCCTATGTAAGCGGTGACGCTTTACGGCTGATGTTCCGGGAGGGCAACCACTACGGATGCGCCCTGTACAAAGAAGTACCACCGTCACGGCATGTGAAGGTGTCTTACATGGTCAGGGCACTCAGCAATTGGAATTCCCACAGTACGGGAAAGACCCTGGGGTTTGCCGACCTCCGATACAAAAACGCCAGGGGCCAATCCTACGGACATGGCAACCGGCAGCCCGCCCCCGACGGATTCTCGTTCCGCACATGGTTCGGCAAGACCAAAGACGGATTCATGCCCATCGGTATGTACTTCTACCACCTGGGCCAGGTCCCCAAGTGGGGTGATTCGGTCAAAGTCGGACAACTCAAGGTGGGCGGTGCTCCCGTTCTCTTCGAATGCGAAGCCGATTTCGACGAAGGCTTCATCCGGGCCCGGGTAGACGGAGGCGACTGGGTGCGCCACAACCTCGTAGTCACCGACAAGACCGCTGTCACATGGGCGTGGTTGGATGCCTACTACGGTGGACCAGCCGTAGCCCCAGAAAACATGGCGTGGGACATCTCCGACTACAAGCTGGAAAACCTCGGTCCCGATCTCGCTGATCCGGGCATCGACTGGGAAGCGATCGCCAGAATGATTGCCGACAAGGAAGAAGCTGCCAAAGAAACAGCAGCATCCGAAAATCCGGTGGAACTAATCAAAGCGCCTCCGCAACCAGTAGACACAATGGCAGAGATGACTCCCAGCCTGTCTGAACAACTCCGGAGAATCGCAGACCAGATTGAGGCCCTAGACTCATAACGTGGCACGCGAGAAGTACGAAATCAGCCAGCTCCTACCCTGCCTGGCCAATCCAGAATTCT